TTAAACGCCTTTTTACCGTTGACGGTTGTTGCACTAGCAGGAGCCGCAATAACTTCAGACATCGGCACGCCATAAATGTCGTAACCGCTGACGAGGATATTACCGCCCGTAGCAGATGCAGAACCTGTAACGCTGACAGCGCGAGAAACAACAGCCTGTGGGTTCCACAAGTTAATGGTTGCCGCTTGACCAAATGGCTGTGCAAGAGCTGCATAACCACCGGTAGCTTGACCAGTAATAGTTGTAGAAGAGACGGTTGCGTTACCGGTCACGGTGTAAGTTCCAACGCCGCCCGGAGCACCAGTCAACTGGTTAGCTACGACCGTGCCAGACGCGACACCCGTGCCGGACAATGTCATGCCGATTGTTACAGTGCCCGTGAGGGATGAAACAGTCAAAACATTGCTCGCGACAACACCCGTGAAGGATGCAAACGCATCAAGCAACAGAAGACCCGTGACGGTTGCACCAGTGTTAAAATTGATGCAGCTTGCGCCAACGGAGACGCCAGTTGATGTTGAGTTTGTCGATACCAAAGTCATAGCGGTGCCGCTTACGACGTTAGCCGCAGCCGCAATCGCGGAGGTGCTAAGAGTATAAGGCGCATAGCTGATAGTTTGAACGTCAGAAGTTGCGAAACCAGCCGTAAATGAACCGAAGTTCTGGCCGGGCTCGTAGTTGAAGGGGAAGCGAGGGTCAATACGACCCACGCCACCATAGAACAAGGATGGACCCAACTCTGGGTTATAGTCCGTAATAGTTCCTACGGTGTTTTGACCGTAGGAAATAACAGGACCGGAGAAAGCAGTAATAGACATGGTGCAATCTCCTTACGAGGTCGGGAATGAACCGTAGATAGAACGCCAGTTGTAATAGCCAACAGAGTAACGCTCGTAGCCTTTAACCAACAGGTTGTCTGTCGTAAAGTCGACTTGCATATCCATTTCGAAGGGCACGCGCTCCATGTAGACGAGACCTTTAATGTTGGTTAACAAGAACCAAGCATAGTTAGAGGTCAAGAAGTCCATAACCATGTAGGACTCAGAGAGGCCACCGGCGGTCATGAGGATAGCGTTCACGTCGTTGTCCGCAGTACCGGGGCGCAACTGAGTCTTGGTCAAGCGGATAGCAACTGGCTCCAGTGAAGGAGGAACAATCAGCTTACGCGCACGAGCGAAGATCTTGTTGCCCGCAATATCGCGGAAGTTCTGACGGATGGCAACCATTGCGTTCAGCAAGGTGGCTTCGTTCAGGTCAACGTCGATGGTTGGCTTGTTAGCAATCGTGCCGCCATCGATAGGATGGGCGGTGGAGCACAGAGCAACACCGTCACCGCCGATTGAAGCGTTGTAGGTGGTCGCTGTGTTGAACACGTTTGCGGAGTAGATTTCCTTTGTCTGATGGAAAGATTCGATCAGGCCAAGGTTGGTGGGCTTAAACTGCGCTTTGTACAGGTTATCGTCGATAGCCTTACGAGTAATCGCATAACCGAGAGCGATTTCGTTATGTTCTTGGTTATAGACATAACGCTCACCGGCGGCGTTGTCGAACTGGGTGTTGCCACCTTCAGTCTTCAACTGGGCGAGACCCAGATAACGCATTTCAGCGGTGCGTTCCAACGCCATGTTTGACTTGGTGATTTCAAACACCTTGTCGTACTGGCTTGGAATCATGTTGTATTTACCTTCAACCCCACGGAGACCGGGGAGGAGAAGGTCGCGGATTTGACTAAGATTAACAGCCATGTGACCTTACTCCTTAGGTGCCAGTCGTTACGCGGAAGTCTTGGAAGTTGAACGCCACTAGGACATTGTTATATCCAGTTGTGGTGTCCGTGTTCGGTGCACCGGGAGGTGCAGTGACAAGACCAATGATGCGGAACGGAAGGGTTGTGGTGGCAGGGTTAATTGTGGTCTGATCGACGTAAGCGCCAGACTGACCAGACAATGTGTTTGGTGAACCAATCGCAAAGTTAATGTTTGCGTTGATGTCAGCAAGACCGATTGCAGTGGTCGAACCGCCAGCCTGAACTTTGAAGGTCGCCTGCGGGTCGGTAATGACATAAGCCGTTACGTCGCCGGTTGCGCCTGAACCCGGCCAAGACGGGGACCATACGGTACGGCCCAGCGAGGTATTCAAGTAGGTGCAGCCAATGAAAATGCCAGCAATTTGAGTTGAGCCAGCGGTTGAGCGGGTAACATAACCCGTAGAAAGAGAGGTTACCGGATCACCTGAATAGACCGCATTGGTATCGCCGTTAGCGATGAGGCGTGTTTGCTGCCCCAACGAACCAGTACGCCCATCCAAGAACCCAGCAAGCTGGAAACCAAAAGGCGTTGAAGTGTTCGCCATAGGTAGCTCCTGTGTGGATCGTGCTCATTCAAACAGCGCGTTCGAATTTGCTATCAACAAAAGCCCGCTACGGCGTGCAGCGGAAGAATTAGAAGGCATAAATAACATTGACAACTTATGCCTTCAACGGAAAATAAAGAGCTTTTTCCGTTATTATTAGGATTTTGGGATCGCCATAGGCTCAAAGCTCTTGCGAACGCCTGAGCGGCCCTGATCACGATCAAAGTGACCCTGCGGTGCCATGCCCAAAGCTTTTTCTTTATCCGCAACAGCCTTCCGGGCCTCATACAACTCGCGCTGTTTAGCCGAGCTGCTAATTTCCGCAGGACGTTCCATCAAAATCATTTCTTTACGGATGATTGGTCCTTTATAGCCAATTGGCATCATGTGCGGATGGCGAGATGCATCAACAGGTTCCCAACCATTCTGTGCCAATTCCACGTCATAAGAATCTTCTTTCTGACCCAGAACAGTATAACGCTTCCAATTGTAATCCCAACCTTCTGGAATCAAAGTTGGGTCAAGGTAAAACTCGTCATACTGGGTAATTTCACCTTCATTGTCCCGTTGACGAGCGCGAATCTGTTCCGCACGAAGGGCAGCTTCACGAACGCCGCGTTGTGCGGGACGTTCATCGGACTTTTCTGCAACAAAAACCTGTGGTTCCACTGTGTTTTCCTCAGTTTCAATAGCAAATGGGTTAACTCTAGGCCGACCGGGGCCACGTTTTTCCGTGTTCATATCGTCATCTTTCCTTTAGCGGCATAATGGACCATGCCAGCCGCATATTCCTCATCACTAATGCCCAATACGTCTTGTGCGTACATGCGTTGCTCTGGTGTTAACCTCACGGAAATATTACCATTTCCCTGATAGGTAGCTGACCCACCACGAGACACAGGAGCAGCCGCAATAGGACCGCGACCAGAAGATCTTTGACCGCTCCCTTTGACTTTACCTTCAACATAAGCAAAGTACTCTGGAGAGTCCTGCATAATTCCTTCTCCAAGCGCAGAAAAATGAGCACGAACAACACGTTCACGAGTCGCGTCGTTGCGAATCAAATCCATATTTTGCCGCGCCCATTGTTGTGACGCTGGAGATAGGCCCGCAATCGCAGCTTCCACAGGGTCTTGGGGTACCTGTTGATATTGCGGCTGTTGAGGATAATAGTTATGCTCTTGCTGCGCGTATTGTTGCGCCGCTTCCCTTTCGTAATGAAGCTTTTCTTCCAACGCTTCTTTACCGCGGGAGAGTTGGCTGAGTCGCGATTCAACCTGAGACATTTGACGCTGTACTTTCGCAGCGCCACTGTAATCGCCCTGTTCAAGACGGGATGCGTATTCGTTCTCAAGCATTTCAGCATCACGTTCAAAAGATGCCATTGCATTAACAAAGGCCGTGAGCTGGTTATCTTGTGCTTGAGCGGCATAAGCTTGAGATTTCTTTGCTTGTTCAAGGGCAAAGGCCTCGGCAGCCGCCTTGCCTTGTTGTGCTTCAGCAGCTTCCCTTTTTTTGGCTTCAAGCTGTTGAGCAAGAACGGAGACAGCCTGTTTGGCCGTATCAATATCAACGACTTCTTTTTGCGGTTCTTGTTTAAAGGCTTCGGTTTTTGCAATTGGCGACTCCCCTAAATCAACTTCAAGCTGCGCTTGAGGCTCAAGTTTAACCGTTACTTCTTTATCTTCAATGTTTTCCATCACCACACCATGTCTGGAGTATCAACAACAAGTCGGATTTGTGTATCCTGCAACATCCTGCAAAGAACACCGTTGACATTGAGGGACCAACCATCGCTAGGACGGAAGACGACCCAATCGCCTACGTTCACGTTTTGTTCAAAAAAGGAGGTATTTGCGTCATCCACAAAAGCAATAGGGCCTTTTTTAACTACAAGCCCAACCTTGCCTTGATATTCATCTTCTTTGCGGGTGCCGTCTGTGAGATAAATGCCCGACGCGGTCTTTTCGGGTCTCTTGTAAACCGCACACAAAATCCAATTATTGTAGATTTTGAGAGTATCCAGATCACCAAGCGAGGTGACAAGTTCATCACGCGGATCGCCCGCGTGTTCCATTTTAAAACTTCTCATTTTAATCCTATCTGCCTTGGGTGTCTTTGCCAATCAACTGATCGTTGATCTCGGAAGCCCAGATAAGTGAATCATTTAGAGCCCGGATATATCCAACACTCTGCTTGTAGTCCTCAAAACTCGTATTGCCGCCAGTTGATATGACTTCTTTACGGGCTTCTTTTTCCTCAGCTATTCGTTCCCGCAGCTTGCGGTAGAATAGTAGATCTAATGAGCTCATTTGCCTCCTTTGCGTGTTGCACCAGCGAGCGGCC